AGCGTGCGCTCGTACGCGGTTCGTGATTGCGGCTTGGCGGCCTTCCAGTCTGCGGACTCGGCCTTGTACTTTTGCACCACCCACCCCAGCGTGCCCTTTTCGTAAGGCTTTCTGGTCGGCTTAGGTGCGTGCAGCGCCAGGAGCCGTTGGTATTCGCTCATGAACTCAGCAGAGCCGGGGGCGCCTTTTAGAGCCCCCCTGATTTTGCCTCGCCTGAAATAGTGGCGCAGCTTACCGTGGCGATCACGATAGCTATTGACGTACTTGAGCTTGAGGATGGTCATCATCAGCCCCCAACAGGTCAGCAAGCGTCTTACGGCGTGAGGATTTCTTGGTGTACTCGCTCTTGTCATCGAGCCAGTCATCAAGTTTCCGGCGGTCCCAGCGTGGGCACTGGCCCAGGTTAAGAGGCTGGGGCGCGTCCCCGGCGTCGACCAGCTCCAGGAACTTGCTCCTGGAGAGGCCGACGTAAGCCGCCGCGCGTTCAGCGTCCATCCCGCGCGGCGGGTAGGCGAGCGTGTCTTGGAGTTTCACTGCCACGCCCCCTTAAAACGCGTTGTGGCTCGCTGGTGCGAACTGCACCCGCGCTGACAGTGGCTGCTGCATCTCGGGATAGCGGGGGAAACGAGCCGTAAGATAGATCTTCATGTTGTCTCCTTGGTCAGGGGAGGTTGGGTGGGAGTTACCTCGAAACGCCTTCCGCCTGCATGAGTGCGCGCGACAGGACCTAAAAAACACGCCGTCCAGCCGCGGCAACACCGTTGCCAGAAACTTGCGAGTTTGCCCAAAGCCGTCACTCATATTGCTTCGTTATTGTTGGCAGAAGGAGAAGAAACGCTAGGGTGGATCAGTCCGCCCGCACGGTCGAACAATTACCCTGCGGGTTACTCAACAGGCCGTCGAGCAACTCGTCGAAGTTTTGGGCGCCGGTGGGCTGCATAGCCGCTGTGTCTGCTGCGATCTCGCCGCGGCCAGGTGCATTCGGCGCACTACCAATGGGTTGGGCCATAGGCGCAGCCGGGGTAAGGGATTGGCCAGTAGCGAGCGCCGGTGTAGATGCGACATAAGGGGGTCCAATCGTAGCCACAGGTGGGGCAGACTGCGGCGACACCGCGCCAGTCCAAGGGCGGGGCTGCATCGGGATCACGTTGCTCGACACCCCCGCGCCCGAGTCCACCGGCAAAGGGCCGGGCTGATCCTGCTCAAACGGCGACGCGGCCGACGCGTGCTCCACGGAGGCGGAAGCCGCCACGTGGTGATCCTCCTCCGCCAGCACCCGCGTGACCTCCGCGCTGTCGCGCATCTCCTTCACGAGCCGGGCCTCGTCGTCGGTAAGCCGTCGGATCGCGCCGAAGACGAACTTCGGATAGGACTCCTTGGCGTCGAACGCGATGCGCGTGCCGAACGAGTAGTAGGGAAAGCCCAGCTTCTTCATGTTGTCGCCGAACAGCGCCATGTCGGTCAGCGACGCGGCCGGCACGCGGAGCAGCATGGGCCCGCCAAACCCCTCGTTGCGGATGTCGCCCAGCGGCACGACGGCGAGGCGCTTGCTGTCCGAGCACGCTTTTCCCTGCTTTCCGGCCGGCGTGATCCGCGAGCCCCATGCGTTCTTGGGGCAGTTCGCGCAGGCGCCGGCCTGCTTCTTGGTCGCGCCCGGGGCCGGCGACACACCGTTGGTCGAGTAGCAGTCCGGCGGCGCCGTCGAGCCTTCCACGTAACCGTTCTCGTAGAAGATCTTCGAAACGACCGTGCTCGCCTTGAGGATGACCACCTCGATGCTGTTGCGCGGGCCGTCGCCATCGTCGCGCATCAGCGGGATGTCCTGGCCGCCCTTGCGGATGGACCACACTTTACCCTTGTACCCGACGACACCAAAACCTCCGGTTACGCCGGCGCCAAGATCATTCTCGACCACATCGCCTGCGAAGATGGTCGACACCTCGCCAAATCCGGCGGGATCAATCGCGTTCATAAAACGCTCCATTTGTGTTTGGGTGGGAAGGTCGATTGGGCCGGAAGGTTACTCCGGCCACGGTTTCACATGGGTCTTACTTGCCCCGCAGAACTCCAATTTTGTACCTCTCGGAGTAATTCACGCCGGGCGGCGCCGACGGCACGACGGTGGGATCTTCCTTGGCTTTTTCGGTCTGTTCCTCGATGAAACTATGCACCGCGGTAACGTTCGCCTTGTAGTCCAGGAACTCCCACTTGCCCTGCGTTACGACCCACGTCCAGAACGCCTCCTTGTCCGCGATGGACGCAGAGCGCTCCGTGACCTTGTGGGGCGTGCCGGCCTCGGCGCTGACACTGTCCACGCCGATCTGGTTGAGGTAGCCGAGAAGCATATTTCCCAGCTGCTCCAGCGCCTCGTTGTAGGGCTTGAGTTCTGCCTTGTGCTTCTCCTTGATGTCCCGGATCTTGTCGCGCAAGCGCACGAACTGGTCCGTGCGCTTGTTGACGTCGATCGCGGGCACCAAGGGCGGTGCTTGATCTGTCATTGTTACCTCCGTAGGTTACTCAGTGGCTTGTTCGAACAGCTCCAGCAGCTTGTCCTGCACGTTTTGTTTTTGCTGGATCATTCGATACACTTTTCTCTCCACGGCGGTAGCCTGGAGATGCAGGATTAGCTGTTTGTGCTCCTGGCCTATTCTGATCACGCGATGATTGGCCTGATCGTAGATCCCGTAGTCGAGCACCGGCCCGAACCACACGACCGTGTCAGCCGCCGTCAGAGTCACCCCATGCGCCAGACATTGTGGGTGCGCGACGAGCACCTTGTAGCGGCCCGTCTGTTGGAACAGCGTGAAGATCCCGTTGCGGTTACTTGGCGAGGTATCGCCTGACACCACGGCATGGTCGATGCCCTCTTTCTTGAGCGCCTCGCTGATGCCGTGGAGCGCGTGCTTGAAGGGCGCGAACACGATCACCTTGCGCGCGGCGCTGTTGATCATATCGACCAGCGCTTCGATGCGGTTGCCGTTGTCGAGCGCGACGACGCGCCCGTCTGATGCATAGACCCAGCCGGTTGATACTTGGAGCAGCTTGGTCAGCATGGCCGCCCCGTTGACGACTTTGATCTCCTTGTTCTGGATCGCCGCGAAGCTCGCAGCCACCAGCTTGGAATAGACGTCTTTCTGCTTGGGGCCCAAGTCGATGTCCAGCGTGCGCTTGACACACTCGGGCAGCTCGGTCACGTCATCAAGCGTGTACCTCACGGCTGGCTGCATCACCTCAAAGGCGCGCTGCTCGGCGTCGGGCTTGGGCACCCACTTCGTTTGGCCCTTGTCAGTGATGATCCTTGTCATCACCGAGTCGCGGAACCAGCCAAAGTATTTTGGTATCGTGGTCGGGGTTACGATCGTGCATTGGCTCCAGACGTCGGTGGGTTCGTGCGGGATCGGCGTGCCGGTCATGCCCCACACCCACTTGAAGCCCTGCGCGAGGTCACGCATCACCTGGGTGCGTTCGGAGTTATTCCGGTACACCGCCAGCTCGTCGATCACGAGAACATCGATCTCGTCGGCCGCCACCATGGCCTTGATCTCGTCCGCAATCACCGACACGCCGTCGTGGTTGATGACGAAGATCTCCGCATCGGGGTCCTTGAGACGTTCAAGGCGCTTCTGCCTGCTGCCATGCAGCACCACGCACTTCCGATGCGGCAGCGTGTTGAACGCCTCCCTCGCCCACGTGAAGTTCAACGTGGACAGCGGCGCCACTACCAGCATCTTCTTGCAGAAGTTGTTACCTCGCAGGTAATCAAAGGCCCACAGTGCGGACTTAGTCTTGCCGCTCCCCATGTCGTTGAGCACGTACGCCCGCGGATTGAGCGAGAGCATCGAGCACGTTTTGACCTGGACTGCGAAGGGTTTTCCCCCGGCCCAGTCGTACTGATACTCGATCGGGTGGGGCACTTCGATGCCCAGCTTGCGAAGCATGCATGTCTCGACGAGCCCGTGAGGCACCACGAGCAATGGCTGGCCGTTCAGCGTCGCCTGCTTGGCGTTGGGGAACAGGTTTATTACATCGGGTTGAAGGGGCACCCCGACCATCTTGTGTTTGATGCTGACTTGAACCTGCATTGGTGTGTTCCTTATGTACGCAGCTAAGCCACAACGCCGCGCCGTGACGGGGCATCTGTGAACGCCCGCACGGCGCGCTTTTGCGTCGTTTTAACCTTGCACTACTTTGCGTCTCCGTAAGACGTACCGACCCCCAGCTCTGCATCCAAAGGTAGCTCAGGTGCCCACCACGGCCGCCGGCGCATCTCGTCCAGCATGATGGGGCCCATGTCTTCGACGTAATCGTCGGGGACGATGAACACGTTCTCGTCGTGCGCTTGCTGGGCCAAGTAAAACGTCTTGCCGAACTCCTGCCGCGTGCGCCTCTGGATACGCACAGCGGCCTCCAGCGTGATGATGCGCGCCAGGAACTGGCAGATGTTTTCTAGCAGCTTGCCGCCGTAGATCCCGTGGCGCTTACCTTGGTAGGTAAACATCCACTGGTCCTTGCCCTTCTTGCGGTCGAACTCCTTGCGCAGGTCGTGGTAGTGCAGCTTCAGTCCGTTGGGCCCGATGATCTCTCCCTTCACGAACTCGCAGCTGGCGAACGTGAACTTATTGCCGCCGCCGGCCAGCGCGGCGATGCCGTGCGTATTGAGCAGCCCCCAGCTCTCTTCGACCTTGTCGTTGAGCCGCCGGAACGTCGTCACGACGTTGCACGCCTCGTCGTCGGTCAGCTCGATCATTTGGCCCAGCTGGTTTTTGCTGTCGGTCTTGAGACGGGCTTGGAAGTTGGGCCACCACAACTGGTAGCCCAGCCCCAGCCTGCCTTGCTTGCCGACGAAGCGCTCGATCGGATGGGTCTTCTTGTTGACCGGGAACCCGAAGATGTTCGTCGCCAGCGCTGCGTATGTGTCTTCGCCGCGCGCGAACTGCTCGACCACGTCCCACTGTCCGCAGAACGTGACAACTTCTCGGGCTTCAACTTGCGCCTCGTCCGCCGTCATGACCTTGTGGCCGGGCGGTGCTTCAAGTGCGTCACGCAGCTTGCCGCCGCGCTTGAGGTTCTGAACGTTCAAGCTCCAGTCGCCGCCCAGGCGATGGGTGTGCGCCGCCGCGTAGGCGATCGGCATGGGCATGAGTGCGCAAGGCTGGTTGCTCTTGCTGACGTTACTTGGCCAGGTAAGATTTGAGATGTTAATAAACCGCTGCGTGCGGGTCTCCTCCAGCGTCGACTTGTGGCCCAGCCGTGCCGCCACGAGCACCTGCACCGCAGGGTTATGATGCTCGGCCAGCTCCAGGAAGTCCACGTCCGTCTTGGCGAACGCATAGGTCTCCTTGCCAGTCGTGGCGGAGATCTTCGTCGGCGGCTCGACGCCATGACTGCGGAGCATCGCCGCGAACTTCTCGTTGGACATCAGGTCCGACTTGCCGCCGGCGCCGATCAACATCGCCTGCGCCAGCAACACGTTCTTTTGCTGAATGACGTCGGCGTAGTGCTCGGCCAAGAGCTGCTTGTTCAGGCGGAACCTTGGCTGGATGGCGCATCTCAACACCGCGTCCATCACGACCAGCTCGCTCTTGGGGAACGGCGAACCGGGCTCAACCACCAGCTTCTTGAAGATGCCGGAGCAGCCCTCGTTGTCGTTGATGGAGTAGTCGATGTACTCGGGGTATATCCCCGCCGCGATGATGGCGGCGCGGTTCATGCCGTCCACCTTGTGCACGGTGTCACCCTTGGCCGGCAGCCCCAGGTGGGCCAGAACCGACTTCAGTGAGACACTGCGTAACTCGTGGCGGAGTGTCGCCTTGGCCATTGACATCGTGCAGAACATCAGCTTGGGCACGAACCCAAACCGCCATGCAACGATGCAGCCGTCGAACAGCCAGTTGTGGCTACCCATGCAGGTAACTTCCGGGTCCAGGCTGTCGAAAAACCGTTGCAGATCCGGACCATCCACCCAGTACGACGGCGCGTGCAGCCCTTCTTTCACGGCGCAACCGATCGCCTCGAACCGGGGGTCCAGGACGTACTCCACCGGGGTCATCTTACGTAGGGTGTAACCCTGCGCGGAGGAGTAGAAGCTTTCGAAATCCAACGTGATGATTTTCATTTGGGTGGGGTCCGATGGGCAGATTTATCGTTGACTGGCGCCTCCATCGCCCATATCTATGGGACGCCTCTGTGAGCTTGCTCCGGGGGCTGCTCCTTTGGGTGGGAGCAACCGGCCCGTCAGTCCCTTGGTGGTTCTTGGGATCCTGACGGGCCACTTTTTTGTGGGTTACCCTGTCGGGTAACACCCTTTAGTGCGTGTCCTTCACGTCCAGAGTGAGCGCATGCGGGTCGCCCTCGTTAAAGGGCACGGCGTACGCGTCCACACACTGGTAGTCGTTGAGGCACACGAGCATCTCCAGATCAGTTGGGAACGTCGTGTGCTCGGGGACGAGCTGGGCGCCCGTGATCGTGGCGGCGACACGCTTGCACGCCTCACGCCACATGGGCGGCAGCGTGGGCACTGTGCCGACGCCGGCCCTCACAAAGTGCGTCTCGACCGTCGTATCCTTCGCCAAGAGTTGGAGACTGGGCAAAAGATACGTCGCCACGTGCGGATCGAAGTGCTCAACAAAGTGCTTGATAACGACTCGCGCCCGGGCGAAGCCGACCGCGAACTCCTGGCGCTGCGTGACGTAGTCCAGGAAGCGCTTGCGCAGCTCGTCGTCAGTGCACGCGTCAAGCCCCATGAGCGCCGGCGCCTTCGGCATGAGAAACGTGCTGCCACACAGTGCCACCCGCACGGTCGTCCCGTTTGCGAGGTTTATGTGCACTCCGTTGTAGGAGTTCGTGTTCGAGTACGCCGCCTCAGACGCCATGAGCAAACACTCGCGCTGGCCCGCGGCGACGAACAGGTTCAGGAAGTCCACGTAGGAAAACCTGTGCTGATGCGCGAACGCATACGCGACGCGCTCCGACAGTTTGTTGAGTGAACTGATCAGCGGCCCCGCCTTGTCAGTGATGCGGGGTTTCTTCGGCTGGTCGAGATCTGAGTATTTCGCCATTAGTTACCTCACTGGGTTACTGGGATTAGGGTCACTGTGCCCTGCAAGGGGCTGGGATCCACTAAATCCCAGCCCCCGACGCGACACACGCGATCGTCTCAGCGTGTTATGGTCTTGCATGGTTTGTAGGGTTTAACCGGTGACTACCGCACGTCGCCCGATGGAGCGGCCCAGAGCCCTACCTTTTTGACCCGCCCGTGCCACACCGCCGGCCGCGGAGAGGAACCCCGCTCCTCGGGCTAGCGCTTGGGGCGGATGTCGGTCAGGTCGACCACATCGCCAAACGGGTACTTGGCCTGCGGGTAGATGCTGCCCCAGATCACGGTGTAGCGTGGCGCCTGCTTGGGAAAGCACCCCATGCCGTCGGTCATGTAGACCAGCGCATCAGGTTCGATCCCCATCTTGTCGATCTCGTCGAACACCGGCACGAAGCTCGTGCCGCCGCCGCCCGGGACCTTCTTGCTGCGCAGGCTGGCAAGATCGCCGGCCTCTTCCAGATCGTCTGTGCGATGGACTTTGGCGTCGCACCACATGACGACCAGTCGCTTGGGCTGGACGTCTTCCAGGATCCCCGACATCTCGCCGAAGAACGTGGCGACTTCCTTGTCACCGATCGAGCCGGACGTATCCACGCCGACCACGACCGTGCCGGCGCCGAAGCCAGACCGGCCGGGCGCGTAGATGTCCCGGACGATCAGCCGTCGGTCGGCACGCCGCCAGTCGAAGCTACCGCTGCCCACCTTGCGGGCGAACAGCGCCGCAATGTGCTCACGCCAGTCGACCTTGGGATTGAGCACCTCGTTGATCAGGCGCTCCAGGCCGGCCGGCAGCTTGCCCTGAGCCTTGGCCGAGTTCACGGCCGCAGCCAGCTCCGTCTGCCACTGGCCCTCGTCGCGCTCCTTGGACGCCTGCACGGGGTTCTTGCCCTGTGAGGCGCCGGGCGGCAGATGCTGGTCGAACTGACCAGCGTTGCCCACGCCGGACGCGTCGATTACCCCGCGGGTAACCTTGATCTGCCCCTTGCCTTTCAGGTCGTCAAAGACCTTCCGGTAGGTGTCCACGACGCTGTCTTTCGCCGTGGCGATCGACGTGTCGTGCAGCCAGTCCTTGTTGAAGGTCCCGACCTTGGACTCCACCAGCATGTCGTTGATGACGTAGTCCATGGCTCGGTTCATGATCTCCGGGCTGTACGGAAGTGCGCTCCCGTCCGGGAACGTGACCTTGCCGCGCATGGCGAAGCCGTGCATCAGGACCAGATGGTTCAAGATGCAGTGGAGGATCTCATGCGAGCAGATGAACAGCCGCTCGTGCAGGCTGTACTTGAAGAACGTTTCCGGGTTGACCAACAGGTTAGACCCGTCGGTCGCTGCGATCGGCACGTCCTTCGTGAACAGCGCGATGTGTTCAGAGTTCGCGTTGTTCAGCATGGTGTAGAAGATATGGGTGAACGCGGGGCACACCCACATGAGAATTGCGCGAGTATCACTCCACTGCTTAGCTTGCTGCGGCGTGAGTGCGCAGGTCTCAAACTTCTTCGCAACTTGTTGAGTCATGGGTGGTCAGCCCTTTTCTCTCTGGGTGGGTTTGGATTAGATGTTGGGCGATGGCGAAAACCTGCAAGAGGCTGTCCGCGTAATACGCTCCATACTTCCAGTGAATTCCTTCAGTGGAATAGTATACCACTCCTATACGATACACCGGGGGATAGCATAGGTACATTCCGATATACACGGAAAGATCTTTCTCGGGTAGATCGAATAACGCACCATACTTGGTATACCCCCGGATATTCGGCAGGGGCAGCTCCAACACCTCGGCGATCACGAGTCACCGATCAAGTCGTCGAGGATTTCGATTTCCTCCGGCGCGCAGAACATGTCGCCACACGTGACGGCGATCTGCGGCTTGCGCTTCTCGCTGATAAGTGCGGCTTGGGCGAGAAGATGCCTTGCCGCCATCTTGGCGGCCTGCACCATGATCTCGTCCTTCTGTTTGTCGGAGTAGTCGACTCGCAGTGTGATGTTTACTTCCATCATCAGTAGGTTCCTCCTTTCCTACCCGGTGAGGTAACGGTTACCTCACTGGGTAAAAAAGAGGGGGCGAGGGGTATGTCCCCCGCGTTGCCCGGCGCTAACACGCCGCCCCCAAGTTCAGTTACCGCGCGATGGCCGCCATCAGCGAAGCATTCTCGATGCTCCACTTGACGAACGCCGGCGTGGTGACGAGCGTGATGTCCCGCTTGCACGCCGCCTGCGCGAACGTGACGGCGAACTCCTTGGGCATACGCTCGACGTACTTGACCACGTTGGGCGCATCGTCCTTGTTGACGCGGTGCGCGAGGTTGTAGCAGACGAGCATCTGCGCGTCGGGCTTCTCGGGCACCTTCACCTTCAGGGGTTCAGCCACGATCTTCTCGTACTTGGGCATTTCACGCTCAAGCCGGACGAAGGCGAAATACTGGGCCGCCTCGCCCTCTCCCATGATGCCCCGCACCGCCTCTTGGGTGGGCGGGTCATCAGGCACGCTGCCGCCGTTGCGCGCGGCCTTGGCCCGAAGTAGCCTGTCCACCATCACGAGAGACCTTGGCGTGCACCACGGTCCCTGCTTGTCCGGCACGCCGTCCGAGAAGACGATGTGCGGGTTCTGGTGGGCGAAGGCGACAGTCAGCGGCATGACGCCGTGCTGCACCGCCCAATCCTCCCAGGCTGCGATGTCGTCCGTGATCTCGATCTCGGCCCGCCGGTTGATGACGAAGTCGAATTCCTTCGTCACACCCGAACGGTCGCTGGTCCGGTTCGACGCCGCGATCACGCCCCAGCCCTCGCCGAGCTGCCACTTACCGATCCGCTTGTTGAGAAGCAGCTCAGCACTGGCCCGCTTGACGTCGGCCTCGCCCTGTCCGTACTCGTCGAGGAAGACGATTCCCCGCTTGTACGCCCAGGTCGGCTTACCTTGCCGGGTAATCATCCAGAGCGGCATGGACGGGTCAGTCACGGTCACGTGCCGCCCGTCGTACTCCAGCTCGCCCTTGAACTGATACCCGACCAAGTCGGGCGGCGTGTACGTGGCCAGGAACGCCACGCTGAAACCCCACTCCTCGCCGTCACGCGCGGACAGGTGCTTGACAAGCTCCTCAACGAATTCGGACTTGCCGCGGCCCGGCGCCGAGCGCAGCTGGACGCTGATGCCGGCGTCGATAAGGTCCACACAATGTTCGCGCAGGTCGGTGAACTTCATGGTGTCTTGCTCCTTGCAAGTTGTTTGGGTGGGAAGGAACCCCCGGCTGGTCAGCCCGGGGCGGAGACGCTATGCGCTCCATGCTGCGCACCTTGTGCAGGTGCGCAGTGTTGGAACACACGGCTGGTTAGGCCGCGGCCACTCTCGCGAAGAACTCCTTGAGGCCGATGCCACCGTCGCGCTCGATCTCGGCAATGTGCCGGCCGTTGTTGCGGGCCCAGCGCGCGAACGCGAAGGTCGCAACGACGGGCATGTGCTGCCGCACCAGGTGGTGCATGACCACGATTTGGTGGTCGTCGCTCAGACGCTCGATGATCTCCACCAGCGTCGACATGTACCGGTCCCAGTCGCCGGACTGCTGCGCGATCCTCAACACATGTTCGTAGGTCCCGCGTGCAGTCGGGGCGAGCGTGGCGAACGCTTTCTCAAGCGCCACCACGTGGTCCGGCCGGTCCGCCGGGATAGCTCCCTGCGGTGCCACTGCCGGCACGCCCCACCACCAGCTCGACAAGAGTCCTTTCAGCTTGTTCAGCATTGATTACCTCACTGGGTTACTGCTTTGGTCAGGCCGCCAAGCGACGATCGTCGATGGCGATGGTCAGCGCGTGAGTGCGCTGAATTTGGTGGCGCTGCATGTCGGTGAGCTTCTCGTACAAGACCTTGTTGATGGTCAGGACGTTGGTCTCGTCGTCCAACACACAGAGTGTTCTGGCGTCGCCGGTCGGCATCCTGTCCGGCTCGACGAAGCGCAGGATGCGCGATGGCCCGTCGTCGGGCGTGAGCGCAAACGAACCTTTCAACTTCTTACCTCCCTGGGTTACGCAGCGTGACGCTGCGGGATGACACCCTTGACCAGATGGCGAATTTGCTCGCGCAGCTGCTCAATGGATCCGTTGTTGCGGATAACGTGGTCGACGTTGTCGAAGCTCTGCGCTTCGCTTTCGTGCGGCGTGCATTCAATGATGCCGCCGTGTGTCAGCGTCCTGTCGTCTTTGACGATGTGGTTACGCTCGATCTTCACGACGACACCGCCCAGCTTGTGGATGGCGTCCACTTCGTTCTGAAAGCGCACATCGTCGGCGACGATGGGTTTGCCGGGCTGGTTGGCGACAGCGTGTAGCCACGCGTTCACCCAGACCTCTGGTGTGATGCACGCCCGGCCCCACTCGGTGCCGAGCGTCTGCTGCGCGTGTCGCGGGGTAACCCCGCCAAGTAACGCGCAGGGCTGCTCCTTGAGGTCGCCGTCCAGCTCCGCAGGCGTCAGGCCCAGCGCATGCAACATGCTCTTGAGCGGCCCTGCGAACCTCACACGGACGAAGCCATAGCGGATAAGCTCCAGCGCCGCCGTTGTCTTCCCGGAATGCATTCTTCCAGCGAAGCCAACGACGGCGCGCGGCGCCCCCGCCGGAGCCGTGGTTTGGTTTGTCATGGTTTGATGGTCCTTTTGGTGGGTGGTTTAATGGTGATATATAGGTTTGGTATCTGTTAGGAAAGGTAATTGTCAGGAAATGTTCATGTAACCTAAGTGAAACCTAAGTATTCGGATTAAGCAAATGGTTTAACACGCACTGCGCTGTAAGTTTTGAAACTTGAGACCACGTGCGCTTGGTCGGTATGTCGTAAATGACGTAGAACTCAGGCACATCGGGTCGGCGTTCCCAGTACATGGAAAACAACACCGCGCCGCTGGCGCGGCGATGATGGTACGCCATCACGTAGTCAGTGACGGCGTACCACGGCAGGTCATCCAGAAGTTTTGGCTGCATCGAGTATCTCCACTGCTTTCTGGCAGCACTCGCGGAGCGTCCCCTCGTGGGTGTGCTCGCCAAGCCCGCCCACCTGCCGCATGATGTAGACCACACGGCCGGTCGTCGGCGTGGAGTGCCGCGGGTAGATGCGCAGCGCCGTAGGGTACAGCTCTCGCCACACCTCTTCTTCGATACGGACGAAGTCCACGGCGTAGATGTCGTGGGGCACGTCGATCATGCCCCACGCCACCATGCGTAACATGCTCATTAGTTACCTCCCTGAGTAATCCCCAGATAGTCGATCGCACGCCGGCAGCACGCTGCAAGGTTGCCCGTGCAGAGCACGTTACGACGCCGCTGGCGTGTGTTGCCGCGGGCCACCAGCCGGTAGCCATCGCACCCGTAGGCAATGAGAGACAGCCTGTTGTGGCGCATCTCCAGCCGGATCTGGCGCCGGATGTTTTGGAACCTGCCTGCGTCCGCCCCGCGGCACCAGCCCGGAACGTCGACGATGCCCCACGCCACAGCGCAGAGCATGCCGACTTCGCGATACTGGGTGGTGCTCATGCGTTACCCTCCGAGGTTATATCCTCAGACCGGTAGGGCTCGATGGGCGCCCCGCAGGCGGGGCACTCGTCGTCGCATTGACAGCTCCACTCGTCTACCCATTCAGCACCGCAACAACAGCTGTAGAAGTTGCGGAACCACGGCGTGAGTGCGCTAGGGCTTGCCATCGGTGTCGCCCTTCTCAGTCAGCACTTGCTGCGCTGCCTTGATGGCTTCGACGATGGCGGCGGAGCTGCGGGCGATAGACTCCCGCACCTCGTCATGCTTCTTGCCGCGCCCCTTGATCTCGGTGGCGTCGAGGACCTGCCTGATGACATCTGCGTCACTGGCTGTGATCAACAGCGCCACGTAGAGGGGTTGTCGTTCTTTCTCACTCACTCGTTACCTCCTCGGGTAAATCACCACAGAGTTCGATGTCTGCATTCGGGTACGCGTCGAGCACCATGCCCACGGCAAGCGTCAGTGCTTCC